ATGACCGTTAGACGTTTCTAGGTTGGATACACGACTCGCATTATCAGCCAGATTCGACCAGATATACCCGTTAGACGTTTCTAGGTTAGATATACGCAACGCGTTATCAGCTAAATTAGACCAGATATACCCGTTAGACGTTTCTAGGTTAGATATACGCAACGCGTTAGAATCTAATTCAGAAGATAACGCAACATCTACACTTCCCACTCGGAGCGCACCAGATACTTCTACATCACCACTCGCCGTGAGTGAAGTTCCCGTGTTAGTGAATTGAACGGTATTAGAGGTCACATTACCATTATCTGTTATCGCTTGAAGGTTCGCGGCTACACCCGTTAGTCCACTTCCATCACCTATGAATTTTAAAGCCGTCACATTTCCAACGACATCCACATTTCCTGAAGCGATGAGAGATGTATCTGGATTTGAAAATTGGATGGTATTAGACGTCACGTTCCCATTATTTACGACTTGCTCCAAATTGGACGCCAGACCAGTCAATTGACTTGCGTCGCCTACGAATCCTGTAGCCGTGATTATACCTGTATCTCCATCGAGTTCAATAGTAGAACCGACACCCACGTTTGATTCCACGTATACGTTTCCGTTTACGTGTAGACTGGCATCGGGGTCAGGTGTTGTTATACCTACACGGTTATTCGTGGTATCGACGAACAGGTGGGAAGAGCCTACCAAGAGGTTACTCTCGATATCGACCTTCCCTGAAAATATATGGCTCGTCGTCTGTACCATTTATATTAGCTTAGATAAAATGTAGTGCATTTTATGTGAGGTAAATGAAAATTCACATTTTCCATGCTCATGCTATGAGTATGGAAAATGTGAATAAAGAATATAGCAATATATATATGTATGCTCAATATTGGCGATTTTAAAGACGAACTCGATGCTTTAGATAAAATTGATTGGAAAGAAGAAAAATATATAGCGACTTCATTTGATCCTAGCAAACAATTGACTTATGATCCAGATACAGAACTTAGACGGGTAAAAAGGTTAATGTTTGGTGATTTAGCGACACCGTCTTGTCTACCAAATGCATCAAATAGAAATCATCACACTGGTTATTTTGCTCGTGATGTTATAACGTGTATAATCGATAAATTAAAAAAATATTATAAAAAACCCATTCAACATCGTGGTACATACAGTTACCAGCCAGGTAGTAGATGTGGTTGGCATACTAATAGTAATTCTCCAGGTAAACGTATTTATTTTACATGGACCGAAGAAGATAATAAGAGTTTCTTCAAGTATTTAGATAACGAAACGGATCAAATTATTACAAAGTATGATAAAAAGGGTTGGCACATAAACGAATTTATCATACCTAAAGAAGGTGTATTTTGGCATTATGTGGGTAGTGAAACGTGTCGAAAAAGTATTGGATTTTTAATATCATTATAATATAATGTCATCCGAACCGAATCTAAAACGAATGACATCATTTAGAAAATCGGATGTATACGGTGATTGGACATTAAATGGTCTAACATATAGATTGTTTACAGACGACTTTGTTCATTTACTTACTGACGAGTGTATGCGTGTAATACAATTCGATGACATAGCCTGGAAGGGGTTTGATTTAGATAAGAATAAAACTGGACAAAATTGTACATGTTGTGCGGGTGTTCGCTTTAGATCGTGCGACACAAAGATCCCCCCAATTGTATTAAAGGGTGTTTCCAATCCATGTAATAAATTGTATAGAACAATAGATGGTAAACATAGAATGATGAAAATGATCACCGTCGGTGATAAATCGGCGAAGTTTTATATTTTAGAATATGATGACATAAAAGATAAATTAAGACCCTTCTAATGTTTCGATACGGGACATTAGTTGTGAAAGTTGACTTTCTAAACGAATGTTATCCTGCTTTCGTTGTTTATCGATCTCTTTCACTGCACCCATTAGAACGCACAATATTTGATTATAGTCTAACGATTTAACATCATTTACCTCTGTACCCGTTATCCAAACATCATCGAATATATCTTTATGGGGTATTTCTTCTTCTTTATGTTTGGCTAAACAGACGCTAAGTGACGTTCCATTATTTTGTATATCACCACAAATACTTTTGTCGTACATGAATTGAGTTGATTTACCTTCAATCTCAATTTCTATTAATTCCTTATCTGTAAGCTGATTAAGATTTCCATTCTTAACCGTAAGATCGAATTTGATAGCTTCATGTTTCTCACCGTCATCGTCTACCACATCTATATACACTCTATTTGAAAGGGTGCCATATAAACGTATATTCGGTAATGTGGATACATTTGTCATAACGGATATTGGAAGATTGTTTTCAACTTCTTGTGCTATAAGTCCAATTTGGGGGGTAAAGCCTCCTCCTTTTGATATTTTATTATAACTGACCGGATTAAGATTGTTTACATGTTCTAAACATACGTCTGTATCCATAGATCGTATATTTGTCTTAACGCGTTTATCTGATGTGATAAATATTTGTTCTTCACCATGAATAGAATACCGGCTCTCAATACTTATGGGTACATAAGGACCTTGGCTGTCGTCGTCGGTCGTGCCGGTATCACCATGTTCGAAGAAACCACTACCAAGATCGACCTTCCAGTACTTCTCACTGGTACTGTACGGCCGGCGATTCCGATAACCCGACACGAGGATGTAGTAACCGCCAGAGAGGTTACCTCTAAGGTCGGCGTAAATCGCGTTGGCGTTTATATTCCGATTCGCGTCTCTCCTGACGATCGCATAGGCGTTATTGGCGGAGGTACCATCACTCGTGGTCGCTGAATTGCCTGAGCACGAACCCGAGCTTCCACTGACATTACCGGTGATGTTGGCGGTAATTGTTCCTGCAGTGAAATTACCACTTGCATCACGTTTTACTACTGTATTACCAGTATTAGTAGTAGATACACCACCACCTACAAAACCCGACGCCTCAACGGTTCCATGAACCTTAAGTTTATTTGTGGCTGACGGAACACCTCCAATTCCGACGTTCGACGGACGATAAATTCCATTAGTATCAGATGACCATTTGCTGAAAACGGCATCTGCACCGTCGAACTTTAACTGTCCACTATTTTTTATATTTAAATCTCCATAAATCGTAAGCCTTTCAGTACCCGCGACTCCACCTATCCCAACATTACCGAGATCGTATTTAATATTATTCGATGCATCAAGATCCCAATTACCGGCTATAACACCCGCGACTCCACTTAGAGTTGATCCATCACCGTATAAATACCCGGTGACGTTAAGATTTCCATCTATGTGCGTGTGCCCCGAGACGTTTAGCTTATTTTTTTCCGTGCTACTCGGATCTGTGTCCCACGTGGGTCTAGCGGTGGGTGCTTTATTACCTATACCCACGCGCCCGTCTGAATGTAAGAAGAAACCGGGGTTTTCACCCCCTACGGTACTTCTGAAAACGCCCGGAAATAACTGAAGGTTTGTCTCCGACATCTATAATTTACGAATATATTTAATATCCAAAGTTGACGGGTGTAGTTGTACCTTTATGTATACTCGTGAGAGCGCCTGCGGTTTCGGGTGAAATGTATTCGATGAATATGGAATAACTGCCCGCACCCGAATTCGCGGCAGTAGTAAAATTGGTACTCGGAGTAAGTACCACAGTAGTCTGTGTCGCCGCGACTGTAGAACTCCATGGATTCGTACTGGCGTTACCAAAGATGGAAATAGGTCCGCGCGCTATATTATGGGGAGTGCCGTCTCCACCACGTTCACCACCCGCTAAATCTATGAGCATGGTACTCACTTCGTTATCGGCATTATCTATAAGTTGCGCTACAATTTTCGCATAGAACGGGTGTTTCGTAAACGTAAGTGTGAGTGCTGCATCTGAAGCTGTCAGATCAAGGGCAATCGTATCTTTTTTACTGTATGTCTTTTTAGTGACACCACCCGTGTTCGTGATGATGGCACCTTCAATCGTCGTATTACCACGAACATCTAAAACATTGGGATGATTTCCATCCGCCTCGATGAAACACTTATCCTTCACGGAAAGAGAGTGTACCGGGGCAGTGTTGGCCACTCCTACGTTAGAATTTGTGAAAAGTTTACCGTATACGTGGACGTTCATTGTTTCAGAAAGCTTGGGAACCACTTGGTTTGTATTATCCATAGGACTACTATCCGTGTACGCGATGATAAGTTCCGTAGCGTCAGCATCGTAACACACGGCGACGTTTGAGCTTCCTACGGGTCGATTGTATATATGTCCTAAATCGAATGTTGCGAGATCCGTGTTATTCGTTCCAATTTCAATGAGACCATCCTTAAATTGAGAGTTGGTAACGTGAATATTAGCGACAGTTCCTATGGACGTGACATTACCGGTCACGTATAGATTACCGTTTACGTTTAAATCACCTTCTGCGCTACTAGTCGCACTAGATATACCCGCCAAGGTCATGGGTATTTGAGTTCTAAAAAGTTGTTTCGTGCTTTGGTTATACGCCACAAATGTATTAGTCGACGCATCCGTACCATCTTCGGCAAAATTGGCAGCTATTTCTAAAGGTGTGAGGTAAAATCCACTCGCTTTTGTTGCGTCGATCTTATCATTACTCGCGTTAATGACGACAGAGTTGTCAGCCTGATCTTCTCTACAATTCTTACCGAAGCGAAGTTCTGTGGCACCACCGACGGTACTCAAGTTCTTCGGCATTTAATATTACTCCTGATTTTAATTTGCGTACATGAGTCCCGCACAGCCATTATTCACTCTGAGTATGTTATAATTTACTGCGTATATAGGATCAATCAAAGGTCTAGATTCGCTATGTATTTTAACACTATCGAGTCGACTGAAGTTTAAGCTACCCGTAGGCTGTAGGGAACTTGTATTTAGACAGAAACAATGTACGAAACAATCTGGGGATGTCACGAAATTTGTATGATAATAGCTCTGCACGTCTACAAAATGTGGTTTCGCCCATTTATAAATACCTATATCCGTTCCGTTAATACTAATTTTAATTTTATTATCTATGGAAGTTAGAGTACTTTCCATATTTGTATTCGAACATGCGATATATTTTACTGGATGGTTAAAAATAAGTTCTTGGGTTAATTCGCTAGAAGCTATATTTTTCTGAACTTGTGTTATCAAAATATCGTGAGTACGAGAAGCCATTATTCCACGCTCTTCGTTATCCAAATAATAATAATTTGAATACGCTTCTACGTTATAGTTTCCCGCATTTGGACCCCAATAAATTCGTAATTCAACGTGATGATATTGTAAAGATACGAGAGGAATCGCGGATTGAGGCCCTTCACAAAAGAAAAACCGCAAAGGGTAAAAATAAGACCGAGCAGATGCACCTGGGTGTACACCGTTAGAACTCTTACTCACATTCTGTGCGTTCATATCAATAGCAATTTTTTCGGTATAATTATGATCTTGAATATCAATAACTTGACCTCCAATTAATAATTCTACCTTATTCACAACTTCACCCCAGTCTTGTAAATCCACAGCCTGGGTACCGTCGTCTATGGTAAAATATGTATATCCTAAGAGGTCGCCAGTTCGGTCGAACCGAATAGACGACATGGAATTACCATTCACAGATCCTTGTATCGTTTGTTTTTCGATAGACTGTGAAAAGTTAGAATGCCTTTTAAAGGTGGACGTAAAAAACGATATCTCAGGTTCACCCATGATGTGTTCATCTTGGGCACCTAGAGCTATTAATTGTACGATTCCAGAAGACATACTTATTATTATAAAGTATTTTTAAATTAACGAGTATGCGACGCTCTGGAATCTAACATCCTAAATTTTTATTTTTACAAACAAATTTGAAAACGAAAACCGAAGCCGACACATCAGCTGAATCTCCATTTTGTTTATCCAAATTAAAAGTTAAACGACTCAACTTTCGAATAGGATTATGATAATATTGGCTTATGGGATATTCATTTTTGAATGAAATTACTTTAGTTCCACCTGTAGCTCCAGTGAGAGAAACGTGGGGTCCGACCACGGTTCCGAAAACTCCATTTAAGTGATTGTCGTCAGCTAAATTTTGATTCCATTGTGTTTCCGTTCTCGCACGCTGTGAAAAGAAGGTTCGAAGTTCCTCAATACCTATATGAATAGCTGTCTGTGTTTGAGCAGAGGAAGTAAACACTGCCGAAACTAATTGAGCCTGGATGACATTATCCAAAGGTGTAGGTAAATGTACCACAAAATCGGGGCCAGTACTATCAACTACGACGGTGTGAATTTCATGATTAATATCTGAAAGAATTGGCTGAGCTGCCATTTATATTAACTCAGATTAAAGTCTAGGCAAGTCCGATGCCGTCGACGATCTTGTAGTTGGCGTGGTCGCTCACTAACTTACCACCACCGCACACACCACCAGTGCTGGTAGAGTAAACGCTGTTGCCGAGGCAGTCCTCAGTAGATGGGAGGTTATGAATGGATTCCTCAGAAACGGGGGTGACCGTGACTGGGCTGGGCTGGAACATGCTGGTCTTAGGAGGGTAGAAAAAGGACAGGACCAGTAAAAGTGCGAGAACTATGAGGATGGTTCGTATGGTTCGGCGGTTAACGCTGTTAAATTTCATTTATAGTCTACTGATATTTTTTTATAAAGTGCGTTAAAGAGAAAAGATTAGTTTCAATATAGAGAGTAATGGACGGTGAAATTACTCTCGACCGAGGAGGTTCTATCATGAAACTCGACGACAGTGAACAGGCTGTACTTGACGAAATTCAATTAGATTTTCCCAAGCCTCAAGTTATGCATCGGCCTGGAAACGCTTCGCAGATTCATAAAGCACCACCCCGTAAACATGTGGCTTTTCAGGAAGATATGGATACGTTCGCTAATCCGATGAAACAAAATGATCCACCCCCACCGAAAATGGATGAACCCATAGATTACGGGGAATACGATGGTGGAGAGCAACAAGAGTCGTACGATTATAGTGGTCCCATGGATGAGCAGGAAGAAAAGCCATCTCCCGGATATAAGACGGTCGATGAGGAAAAGGCTGATCTCGTGAATAAGCTCGGACGTCTGGAAAAGCGTGGTTTTACCATTAATAAGCGATTAAACGTTTATTCGCCCGTAGATGAACTCAGAACCGAGGTTAAGCGTATTACGTACAGCATAGATGTAGATAAATCTATCAAATTTTCTAGACGAATGCTCATCGCGTGTGTAACTGGTCTCGAGTTTATGAATAAACGCTACAATCCATTCGAGCTTCAACTCGATGGCTGGAGTGAGAATCTCATGGAAAATCAAGATGATTACGATGAGGTTTTCGAGGAACTATACGTGAAATACCGAACGAAGATGCACGTCGCCCCAGAGGTGAAACTGATAATGATGCTCGGAGGTTCGGCGATGATGTTCCACCTCACAAATTCTATGTTCAAAAGTGTTATGCCTAATGTAAATGATGTTATGAAGCAAAACCCTGGGTTGGTCGGCAACATGATGAGCGCAGTGCAAAACACTATGACGAACCAGTCACCCGCATCTTCACCATCAGGAGATCGTCATGAAATGAAGGGTCCCGGACTCGACATTTCGAGTCTAATGGGAAATATCATGATGCCACCCGCGCAAGCCATGAACACCACGAACCTGATACCACGACCTCCAGTAGATTTGGAAGAGGATGACGATATATCTGATATCGTTTCCGCGAAAGATCCAGAAGAGAC